GGTGATGGTATGTTTTATAGTGTAGAGCATTTCAATGAACATATATTGAATGGTAAAGATAACTCAAAGGCTTTGACTTTAAAACTAAAGCTAGATACAACAGAGCTTGAGGACAAATTAAATAAAACAGAAGAGCAATTAACAAGAATAAAAGATCTAAAGGATATGTTAGGATTTGATAAAGCTTTAAATGAAGTTAAGAACATAACAATAAATAATAGCATAGATATGAAAGACATGATAGAGAAAGTTAAAAATGCAGTAGAGTTTTAATAAGTAAGGTAATATGCTATGAGAAAAGAATTACTTAAAGCAATTGAACAAGGATATGTTAAGATATTTTATAAGAGTACAGAATGGATAAATAAAAGGAAAGATATAATCAAAAGAGATAAAAAAGAATGTCAAAGATGTAAAGATAATGGAGGTTACCATAAAGCTGAATGTGTTCATCATATTAAATATTTAAGAGATAGACCAGATCTAGCATTAACAGACAGTAACCTCATAAGCTTATGTTATACATGTCACAATGAAGTTCATCCAGAGAAGTTACATAAGAATTATAAGCCTAGATTTAAGAACAAAGAACGTTGGTAAGCCTTGATATTACTACCCCCAGTTTAAAATTTCAATTTTTTCGCATAGCTAAAAGACCGGGGGAGTACCTGACAAAAGATATTTTTTAAAAGTCTTGCGTGATAGGGGGTGCAACTCTATAGAATAAAGAGTGCAACTTCAAAAAATAAACTAGAATTGAGGTGGTGATTTTGGATGAAAAGGAAAATTTAATAATTAAGGATAATGCTTATAAAGACTATGTTTCTGGGATGAAGTATAAAGATATAGCAGATAAGTATAATATATCTATTAATACAGTGAAGTCATGGAAGCGTAGATTGAATTGGCAAAGAAAAACGAACCCCAAAAAGGGTGCAAAGTTGCAAGAGTTGCAAGAGTTAGCAAAAGAAATTAAACAAGATTTATTAAATCAATTAAAAGAAAATGAAACTTATGGGAAACATTTTGAGGACTTAATAAATGATTATATTGCATTATGGGATATAAAAAATAGGCTAATAGCAGATATAAAAGAAAGAGGTGTATCTGTTGAATGGAACAATGGTAAACAAGCTGGTAAAAAGAAAAATGATAGTATACCAGAGCTTAATAAAACAAGTGCTCAGATGCTTAAAATTTTAGCAGAATTAGGATTAAAACCATCACCGAAAGAAAATGGCGATAATGATGATGACGAAATGTAAATTTAACAAATATATTGATAATTATATGTATAAAATTCGCAGTGGAAAGACACCAGCATCTAAAGAATTACATCAAGCTATGGACTATATTGAAGAAAAGTTAAATAATGATGATGTAATTATAAAAGATGATATGATTGATAAGGCAATAGAGCTTACCGAGAGATACTTCGATATGAAGTTATTAGATTGGGAGCTTTTTATTTTTGCTTTAATTCATTGTTACTATAAATCAGCTGATATGGTTGTATTTGATGAATTTTTAATAGTGATGGGGAGAGGTAATGGCAAGAATGGATTTATAAGTCCGGTAGCATGGTATTTATCAACTCATTATCATGGAGTTAAAGGCTACAATATAGACATTATTGCCAATAGTGAAGATCAAGCAATGACGAGTTTTAATGATATATTTGAGGTACTAGAAAATACATGGAAAAAGTCTAAAAAGTTTTTTGCTAAAACCAAACAATTAATAACTAATAAGAAAACTAAATCTTATATAAAATTTAATACCAGTAATGCTAAAACAAAGGATGGTAAAAGGTCAGCTTGCCTTATATTCGACGAGATACATGAATACGAGAACTATGATACTATAAAAGTTTTTACAAGTGGTTTTGGTAAGAGAAAACATAGTAGGGTTTTTTATATAACCACAAATGGTTATGTACGAGGTGGCGTCTTGGATGAACAGCTAAAAGTAGCACATGATGTACTTGATGGAAAAATAAAAGATTTAGGATTATTACCTCTTATTTATAAAATAAATGATAAAAAAGAAGTAGAGAATCCAGATATGTGGGTTAAAGCCTGTCCTTCACTTCCTTATTTCCCCAACTTAAAAAAGGAAATGGATAAAGAATTTATTAAGATGAAGTATCAAAATCATGTGGCTTTAGACTTTATGACTAAAAGAATGAATCTACCAGCTCAAGATAATTTTACAGCAGCAGTGCCATGGGAAAAAATTATTAAAACCAATAGAGAAATACCTTATGAAAAATTAAGAGGCATGCAATGTCTTGGAGCTTTAGATTATGCTAGAATAACTGACTTTGCATCAGTAGGCTTGTTATTTAAATATAATAGCCTAAGATATTGGGTTGAGCATACTTTTGTATGCCATAAAGCTTTAGAAGTAGAAAGCAGACCTATAAAATTTCCAGTACAAGAAATGGTTGAGAAGGGACTTATAACAATAGTACAAGGAGATTCTATTACACCAGATATTATTGCTAACTGGTTTTTAGAACAACAAAAGAAATATAACATCTTAAATATATTCGCTGATAGTTACAGAGTTGATTTATTAAAAGCTAAGTTTAAAGAGGTTGGACTACCCCTTCATGAAGTTAGGAGTGGGCCTATCACTCATGCAAAAGTAGCACCACTTATAGAATCTATATTTGCTGAAGAACAAATAGTATTTGGAGATAATCCTACGATGCGTTGGTATATAAATAATACCTATCAAGAGCCAGATAAGAAAGGTAATATTAGTTATTACAAAATAGAGCCTAAAACACGTAAAACAGATGGCTTTTTTGCTTTAATCCATGCACTTAGTAAAGACGAGGAATTGAAAGAACAAACAGGATTTATGAGGTTAAACGTTCATACCTATTAACATGAAAGGGGGTGAGGGCTTGGGATAAGTAGCTGGTTCTTAAATCTATTTGGTAAAAATAAAATAGTTGCCCTAGATGGAGAATATGGAGTGTTAGAAGGAGAATTATTCTATAAGCAATTGGCTATAGAAAGTTGTATAAATTTAATTGCAAATTGTATCAGCAGAAGTGAATTTCTCACATTTGTGGATGGTCATGAAGTAAGGAAAGAAAATTATTATTTATTTAATGTAAGGCCTAATCAAAATCTTAGTGCTAGTGAGTTTTGGAAGAAAGCAATATATAAGTTATTTATAGAAAATGAATTATTGATAGTACAGATAGACAAAAAATTCTATATTGCTGATAGATTTAATACAACAGAATATGCATTGAAAGATAATATATATACAAAGGTTGTAATTGATAATTATGAAATCTCAGATATATTTAAGGAGAGTGATGTATTTCATCTTAAATTAAATAATTCTAATGTAAAAAACCTTATTGATGGCTTGTACATGGGATATGCGAAGTTAATAAAAGCTGGCCAACTAAGTTATATAAAAAGCAAAACAAGACGAGGGGTATTAAACGTACCTACATCATACCCTCAAACGAAAGACGCACAAGAGGATCTAGATGACATAATGAATAATAGATTCAAAACATTTTTTCAATCAGAAAAGGATGTTATCTTGCCATTAACCAATGGCTTAACCTATGATGAGTTAGGTATTAACAATAAGGGGAAATCAGTTGGTGAGGTGAGAGATGTTCGCTCCTATATAAATGATATATTTGATTTTGTAGGAATAGCATTTAATGTTCCACCAGCATTAATTAAAAATGATATAGTTGATACTGATAATGCTATTAATAATTTATTAATGTTTTGTATAAATCCACTTGCGAAGCTTATTTCTAATGAAATTAATATGAAATTTTATAGAAAAGATGATTATCTAAATAGAACTTATATAAAGCTTGATACAAGCATAATAAGAGTAACAACATTAAAAGACATTGCTAACGCACTTGATATATTGACACGTATTGGAGCCTATACAATGAATGATAGTCTTAGAGCATTAGGAAAAGAAACTATAAACAAGTCTTATGCTAATGAAAGATATATGACTAAAAACTATGAGAAAATTAGTGAAGGAGGGACTTAATGATATGGATAATATAAAAATTCCTAAGATACAAACTAAGCTGCAAGTAAATAATTCTATTGAGAATGATGTGGCTGATATGTATCTATATGGGACTATAAGAAAAGCATATTGGTGGGAAGATGAAGAAGATTGTATTAGTGCAAATCGTATTAAAAATGTACTTGCAGATTTAAAAGATAAAGATATTAATATACACATAAATAGTCCAGGCGGAGACGTTTTTGAATCTATCGCTATATGCAATCTCTTTAAACAATATAATGGCTATATAACTATTATAGTAGATGCTTTAGCCGCAAGTGGCGGAAGTGTTATTTGTATGGGAGCTAATAAAGTTATAATGTTATCTAATAGCATGATGATGATACACAAAGCTTGGACATATTGTGATGGGAATGCTGATGATTTGAGAAAAGTTGCTAATGATCTAGATAAAATGGATAGTGCAGTATTAGCAAGTTATAAAGAAAAATTTGTTGGTACAGAAGAAGAATTAAAAGCATTAGTAAAAGAAAGTAGTTGGTTTACTGCGGAGGAATGCAAGTCTTTAGGTTTTTGTGATGAAATACTAGAAGAACAACAAGAGCCGGAAGAACCAGAAGAAAATATTAAAAATTCTATATTAAATAAATATATGAATAAAGTTAAAGAACCACAGGCACCTAAAGAGGAGCCACAAGTAGTTGAAAATAAAAATAAACAAGCTATACAAAATTTATTTAAAAAATTAGGGGGTATTGAATAATGGCAATGATTAATCCAGATTTACAAAGCAAAATACAGGCAGAGACACAGGAAAAAATTAAAAATGCATTAGAAAATGGTAAAACAGAGGATTTATCTAATGCAATAGTAGCTATGGCTACAGATATTGAAACCAACATAATGAAACAAGCGAAAGCTGCTATAAATGAAGATTTGAACGATAACGCTGTATTAAATAAAAGAGGTTTAAATCCTTTAACCGCGGAAGAAACAAAATACTACAATGAAGTAATATCAAAAGGTGGATTTAATGGTATAGAAGAATTAATGCCCAAAACTGTAATAGATAGAGTATTTGAGGACCTAGAAAAAGAACATCCTCTTTTATCTAAAATAGACTTCGTTAATACAACAGGAATAACGGAGTGGATAACTAGAACTAAAGAGGTTGAAGGGGCATGGTGGGGACCACTTGCGGATGAAATTAAAAGGAAATTAGATAATGGATTTAAGAAAGAAAAGACAAACTTATTTAAACTAAGTGCTTATATCCCGGTTACTAAATCTATGCTTGATTTGGGACCACAATGGCTAGATAAATTTGTAAGAGCAATGCTTACTGAATCTAT